TGGACGCCCACGACCTGGAAGACATCGCGGCCGGGAGCAGCCGGCCCCCTTCCAGGGATCGCCGCCCGGCGACCTACCCGACGACCATCGGCAAGCCGATCATCGCGGCGCTGAACGGCGCATGCGCGGGCATAGGGCTGATCCAGGCCCTGGTCTGCGACGTCCGTTTCGCCGCGGCCGGCATCAAGATCTCGACGGCCTTCGCCCGCCGCGGGATCATGGCCGAGCACGGCATCGCCTGGCTGCTGCCTCGCATCGTGGGCACCGGCCGGGCCATGGACCTGCTGCTGTCCGGCCGGATCCTGCTGGCGGAGGAGGCACTGGCGCTGGGCCTGGTGAACCGGGTCGTCCCGGCCGAGGACCTGTTCGCCCAGACCCTGGAGTACGCGCGAGACGTCGCCGCCAACTGCTCGCCCGTCGCCACGGCCAGCATGAAGGCCCAGGTCTACGCGGCCGCCGAATCGTCGCTCGAAGCGGCCAGGCTACAGGCGCTGGGCTTGTGGGCGGACCGGCACAAGGGGCATCCGGACTTCGGCGAGGGGATACGGAGTTTCGTCGAGAAGCGCCCGCCCAAGTTCGAAGCCTTCGCTCGGCCGTAGTAGCGACTAGGTAGGGAGCCGTCGATGACGCTGACGCCACCCGAACCCGTGATGGTCCGGGCGTTGGGCGCTCGGCCATCGGCGGTTGCAGTCAAGACGAACGCCGCGTCCCGGCCTGCGCCGATGGAGCTGCTGACGGTCATGAAGCCGCCCGCTCCACCGTCGATGAGCGAGGTGCCGCCCGAACCGGTGATGACACGGTAGTTTGGGTCCTCAGCATCGGGCTGTGCCAGGATGAACGAAGCGTAGCGGTCGTCACCCACAGTGCCGCTGATCAGCACTTGGCCGAACGAGTTGGTCAACACCTGGATGCCGCCGACGCCGACGAATGCAGCGGCGTAAGACGCTGAGTAGAGGCTGAGTGGGGTGAAGCTGCCCGTCGGGAGGAAAGTGCTGCCGCTCAGGGTGCCGCTGGAGAACGTGCCTGAGAAGCTGGCACTGACGATGATCTGTGTCAGGCTGCCCGTCAGGCCCAAGGCGGTGATCTGTCCGATGGCTTGGATGTTGTCAACAGCGAACAGGCTGTGACCTGCAAAGCCCAGGTCGGTGGCGACCTTGAAGGAGCCGCTGGTCATCACCAGGGGAGCGCCCTTGCCCGGGCTGTGGTCATGGACGTCGATCTGGCCCAACGACGTGGTCAGCAACGGGCCCCAGCTGTTGCCAGAGCCACCTCCAGGGGTCACTCCAACGATCGGGAGGGACATGCTCATGAATTGAGTGAGCGACATCGCACCATAACTAGGTGGATCCCCCGGGCCATAGTTACCTCTGGACCCCGCTATGCCCAACTTCAACCAGACAGTCGGCCCCACCTCGTTTGGCTTCTTCGACACGGACGGTACATTCCAGGTCGAAGCTGATGCCATGGTCACGTTCGTCAAGCGGATGCTGGGCGACGACGTCCTGAGCGTTGAGCTGACCAAGAAGGAGATCTGGACCTGCCTGGAGCAGGCGACTCTCGAGTACGGCCGCCTGATCCAAGAGCTGAAGATCGTCAGCCAGCTTGCCAACGTCCTAGGCCAGCCCACGGGCACCACGGACCTCACCAACAAGTACCCGCAGCAGAACCTGGACTTCTTGTTCCGCCTGGCCGACGCTTACGCGCAGGCCTCCTACGTGGGTGGCAACTACGACTACACCCTCGGCTTCTTCGAGCTGGTGCCGGGCAAGCAGGACTACGACCTCTACACCGAGCTCCACGCGACGGTCAACTTCGACCCATTGTCCTTCACTGCTACGACGGGATCTCCCGACCTGGGCCTGGTGGTCGACACGCTCCCGACGGGATCGAAGGGCAAGCTCCGCGTCATGGAGGTCTTCCACTTCGAGCCGTTGGCGGCACAGACGTTCCTGCTCAATGCATCGAACATCACCAACTTCTTGGCCACCAACTTCAACTATGAGTCATACGTCAACAGCACCGTGTTCTACGTGCTGCCTGTCTTTGAGGACGTCGTCCGTCGCGGCATGCTGAAGGAGGCGTTTCGGGTGCGCAGGTCGAACTACTCGTACCAGGTCATCGGCAGCAAAGTCCGCATCTTTCCGCAGCCCCAGTCGTACGATAACCTGCAGGCGGGCACGGGCCCCTACGGCCTGGGCAACCTCTACGTCCGCGTCTTCACGCCCCAAAGCGTGTTCGACCCGGCCTACGAGGACGACAGCATCTACGGCATCAGCGGCCCTGAGAACGTGCCCTTCAGCATCCTGCCCTACAGCACCATCACCACGCCCGGCAGGCAGTGGATCAGGCAGTACGCGCTGGCGCTGGCCCGCGAGGTGCTGGGCCTCAACCGCAACAAGTTCAAGGTCATCCCGATCCCGAACGCTGACCTGCAGCTGAATGGCGCCGAGCTCATCGAGCAGGCACGTGCAGACCAGGAGAAGCTGATGACCAACCTCAAGGAGTTCCTGGACAAGCTGACCTACGAGAAGCTGTTGGAGGCACAGGCGAACATCGCCGATGCTATGCAGAAGATGCTACGCTACACCGCCATCCCGGGCGGCAAGGCGATCATTTTCGGATGAGGTGACACATGGGACGCTTGTACCTCACACCCCGAGAGTTCAACTTCATCTCGGACATCACCAAGGAGCTCATCAAGGACGTGGTGGGCCAGAAGATCTACTACTACGCCATCAACGAGAACAAGACGAAGGTGGACCTGGTCTACAACGAGGCCCTGAAGAAGGTCTTTGACGCGCCCATCGCGCTGGATGCGTTGGTGGACACCCACTTCCAAGCTGACACCAAGACCACGGCGTTCGGCGTCGATGCACAGTTCAAGATCGAGGCCTACCTGCAGTGGCGTGACCTGGTCGACAAGGGCATCCAACCCGCCATCGGCGACTTCTTCTCCTTTTCTGATGTCTTCTACGAGGTGACCGAGAAGGTCTTCATGCGCAACATCTACGGCATGCCCGAGCACAAGGACGGCGTCAAGCTGATCGGCATCAAGTCCCGCGAGACGCAGTTCAAGGCGCTCACCATCGGGCCCACCGACATCAGCCGCCCCGAGAAGGACGCAGTGCAGACGACGTTCTACCAGCAGCGAGGCCAGGAGCACAACAAGGAGGGCGTCACCGGCGACATCCGGGACTTGCAGACGCCCGACGTCCTAGACAAGCCAATCACTGGCGCCAAGGAGGTCTCCCAGAAGGGAGGCGAGTTCGAGAGCGACAGTGCGTTCTATGACGAAGACGACCCCGACAACCAGTGAGACACTGACCCATGCCCACACGTTTCAACAGCCAGCAGTACACCCAGGTTCGCGAGGGCGTGCCGCCCCTGCAGTCCGGGTACGGCGCGAAGAGCACGGGCAAGGAGCTGACGATCCCGCCTGTCGGCATCGACGACGTGGACCGCGCGCTGTTCACGTTGTTTGACAAGGAGATCCCGTTCGCAGTCGGTGGTGACGGCACCGACATGCGCAAGGTGCCCGTGCTGATGGCAGCTGGCGAGAAGTGGGCGTTGACCAAGCGGATGCGCGCCATCAAGGACCGAAACGGTGCCCTGATCCTGCCCCTGATCACCATCATCAGGACCAATGTCTTCCAGAGCCCGACCGAGGACATCACGGGCCGCGGCATCAACCAACAGACAGGTGAGATCGTCATCAAACGAAAGCTGGACCACACCGACCGGGACTACCAACGCCTCGTCAACAGGCTGCTGATCCCGCACCAGCAGAACCTGGCCGTGAACCCGGCGCAAGCAGACCCGATGCAGCTGACAACCCTACGTGACGTGGGCGACCTGGCCAACGACCCGACGGTGCAACAGGGCGGCCTGTTGGTCCCGGACAGGACGAACAACGTCTGGGAGACGATCACGGTGCCCGCGCCCCAGTTCTTCACTGCCCAGTACGACATCACGTTCTGGACGCAGTACACCAAGCACATGAATCAGATCCTGGAGCTGGCGATCGCTTCGTACCTGCCCCAGGGCAATTGCTGGCGGTTGAACACCCCGAAGGGCTACTGGTTCCTGGCCCATGTCGACGGGGGACAGATGAACTCTGACACAAACGCTGACGATTATTCGCAGGTCGAGCGCATCGTCAAGTACAAGTTCGTCATCAAGGTCCCGGGCTACATCCTTGCGACGGGCGTCCCGGGCGCGCCCGTTCCTTTGAAGCGCTACGTGTCGAACCCGACGATCGAGTTCACGACGGGCGCGACCGATCTCCTGGAGGCTGACAGCGGCACGCCCACCGTCGATGACCCGTACCTGGGCGCCGATGACCCGACCCTGCCTTTGGGCAGCGACACTGACCAGCAGCCCAACTGGGCGGCCCGTCGGAGAGATCAGAGGAACACGCGCGGGACGCGCCTGTATCCGAACGAGGACGTGGGGTCCAACCCTGACGACCCGGCGGTGCAGCGTCTGCCCCGTGGCAAGCAGCCAGGGCAGTACAAGAAGGTGACGGGCATCGACAGCAAGGGGCGGACGGTGACACGCCTGTTCCGTGTCAGGAACGTCAACAAGTTCACTGGCGAAACAGTGCTTTCCCCGGCTGATGCCACGCTCGGGGGCCTGACCATCCTGACCGTCGAGGACTGACCGTAACTGGTCTTTCACCCGGGCGGGTGGTACTTATCCTAGCGATTCACGACGCGCTAGAGGAGCACGGTAATGCCGCAGACGCTGCAGACCTTTCAGTCCCCAAACTTCTATGACCGGGAGATCGACCTTTCGGCCCCCGCACCGCAGGGGCCTGTTGGTGTGCCCGCGGGAGTCATCGGGACGTCCAACCGCGGCCCGGCCTTCGTGCCGATCACCGTCGGCAACTTCGACCAGTTCAACGCTGTCTTCGGCACCCTGGACCCCAACCGCTTCGGTCCCTACGCGGCCTTCTACTTCCTGGCCAACAGGTCGGCACTGACCTTCCTGCGCATGCTGGGAGCAGGTGCCAACGCCACGGGCACTGACATCCAGCGCACGCTGGACACGGGTCGCACCGTCAACGCGGGCTTCCACCTGAATGGCAACGTCACCCAGGGTGTCCCGACCCCCTCAAGCAGGATCGTCAACGGCACGGTCCAGTTCCTGGTTGCTCAGCACACAGTGCAGCCTGATGAGGCTTTCGGTGCAGCTATCTTCACTGACAACGACAGCTTCTCGGGCGGTGTGGCCCACCTGGTCCGCGGCATGGTGCTCATGCCGAACACGGCCCGGATGATCATCGCTGACGGCCTGGCTGACACCTGGAAGCCCGGACACATCGACACCCTGGCAGACTTCGGTGTTGCCCAAGGCTCGACCCCCTACGTCAAGCTGATCATCAGCTCTTCGCTCGGTTCCGCCTTCTACAACGATGACGGCAACGCAGGCTGCCACATCCTGACGGCGTCACTCAACCCGGACGACAAGAACTACGTTGGAAAGCTGCTGAACAGCAACCCCGACAACTTCCTCTCGGCACAGCACCTGTACTACGCTGACTTCGCCGTCGACGATGAAATCGCATCTGTCGAGGCGGGCAACGTCGTCGGCGTGGTGTCGGGCTCGACCAACCACAGCCTCGTCAACCCGGACCTGTCCTACACGGGCGCTCCCTACAACGACGACACTTCGTACCGGGCTTCATTCGGTGCCTTCGACGCGCGGTACCAGACCCCGTCAACGACGGCATTCATCAGCCAGCCCTTCGGCAAGGTCGAATACGACCTGTTCCGCATCGAGGCGCTGGACGATGGCCAGTACGCCAACAACCTCTACAAGATCAGCATCGTCAACCTGCAGGCGTCGACGACGCAGAACTACCTGTACGGCACCTTCTCGCTGCAGGTCCGCAGCTGGGACGACACCGACATCAACCCGAACGTCCTGGAGCAGTTCAACAACCTGAGCCTGGACCCGACGGCTGCGAACTTCATCGGTGCCGTCATCGGCGATCGCAAGGTCTTCTACAACTTCGACTCGACGCTGAACGCCGAGAAGCGTGTCGTCGCATCGGGCAAGTACCCGAACCAGTCGGCCTACATCCGCGTGCTGCCGACTGACCAGGTCTACAGCCAGGTCGTCCCGGCGACGGCACTGCCTTTCGGCTTCCGCGGCGCCAGCCTGCTGAAGACCAACGACAGCCTGAAGGACGCCACGGTGACCCCGAACGTCGTCCGCCTGTCGGGTGCTCTGACCGGCTCGGGCCCGCAGACGGCGCTCTCTGGCGCCATCCTGCCCCCGGTGCCCTTCCGCACCAAGGTGACCAAGGGCAACCGCCCGTCACCTGCAGTGTGGTTCGGTGAGCCGGGTGCAAGCGAGCTCGCATACCCGCCGCTGTACTGGGGCGTGCAGTTCGAGCGCCTGGACATCCCGCTCAACCCGAACATCGAGACGCTGCCGAACCAGCTGCTCAGTGCCTACACCCAGTTCTTGGGCGCACCGAGCATCGACACCTTCGTCACCGGCGCTGGTGCAGACCAGTTCAACGATGACAAGTTCACGCTGGCCAAGGTGGCCTTCCTGACGGACCTCAACACCTTCCTGGTGCAGGGACTCACCTCGTCGGTCGACACGACGATGAAGGAGTCGGCCTACATCCGCAACGCTCAGCTGGACGGCTCTTCGTACACCTACGCTGACCCAACCCTGCTGATGAACCGCATGACCTTCGCCACGCTGCTGGCCAAGGGCACCCCACAGCAGTTCAACCGCTTCGCGACCTACCTGAAGTTCACCACCTTCCTGGCTGGCGGCTGGGACGGCCTGAACTTCCTGGACCCGGACGCTCGGCGCATGAACGACAAGTCCACGTCGTTCGATGACAACCTGTTGGGCGACACTGGCGGCGCCTTCCCGGGCTTCATCCCGCCTGGCTTCGCCACCAACGAGAACGGCACGGGCCAGAGCAACTCGAACGTGGCCTCCTACGTCGCCGCCATCAACATCATGACGGACCCGATGCAGGTGAACCACAACATCCTCTGCATCCCGGGCATCCGCGAGCCCTTCCTGACCGATTACGCCGGCCAGAGCGTCCGCACCTACGGCCTGGCCTTCTACGTCATGGACCTCGAGAGCTACGACGAGAACCAGAACCGCTTGTTCGACAACGACACGGTTCGCCCCGACGTTGATCAGTCGGCCGTCGGCCTCAACACCCGGGCCATCGACAACAACTACATCGGCACCTACTTCCCCGACGTCTTCATCCAGGACACCGTCAACAACCGGCGCGTCAAGGTCCCATCATCGATCGCGGCAATGGGCGCCCTCAGCTTCAACGACAAGATCGGCTACCCCTGGTTCGCCCCCGCGGGCTTCAACCGGGCAGCGCTGGACTTCGTCACCAATGTGGCTGTCCGCCTCAACTCGGCAGACCGCGACACGCTGTACACCAGCCGCATCAACCCGATCGCAACGTTCCCCCGCCAGGGCTTCGTCATCTTCGGACAGAAGACCCTGCAGGCCGCGTCCTCGGCGTTGGACCGCGTCAACGTCCGCCGCCTGTTGCTGGAGATCAAGCGCATCATCAGCAACATCGCCCTGACCCTGGAGTTCGAGCAGAACACGCCCGATACCCAGAACAAGTTCACGGCGCAGGCAGCCCTGCAGCTGAGCCTGATTCAGACCCAGGCGGGCATCGAGGCCTTCCAGGTCATCTGCAACTCGACGAACAACACGCAGACGGATGTCGACCAGTACAAGATGAACGGCCGCATCGTCGTGGTCCCGACCCGAGTGGTCGAGTTCATTGCGATCGACTTCATCATCACGAACAGCGGTGTCCAGTTCGTGTGAGCCAAAACTGGGCCCCGTACCTAGGGGCCTAGCGCAGATCCTGGGCGGTTTCCTTTCGATGGCGCATGTGCGCATCGACCCGATACTTACAGCGCAGAGGCAATAGGAGATGGCACAGCTCAAGTTCGGCGCACCCGGAGTCACCGCCACCGAGATCGATCAGTCGCAGCCCCTGGCAGCGCAGCCGGTCGGTACTCCCGCGGGCGTCATCGGTGTGTCGGTCAAGGGACCGGCGTTCGTCCCCATCACGATGGCAGTCGTCAATGACTTCTACCTGAAGTTCGGCGTCACTGACGGCAAGAAGTTCGGTCCCCTGGCGGTCACGGAGTGGCTGCGCAACGCGCAGGCCCTCACCTACCTCAGGGTCCTCGGTGTCGGGCAAGGCCAGGCACGGCAAAGTCTCGCAGGACAGCCCCAGGGCCCCAACGGTGCCACGGGTGGCGTCACTGGCGCAGGTTGGACAGTCGGCGAGCAGGAGCCCGATCCGAGCAACTTCGGCGAGCTGAGCCCGAACCCGTACGCCAACACCGATGGTCCGCCTGGCCGTGCTTACTTCCTGGGTTGCTTCATGTCGGAGTCAGCCGGCTCCACGATCTTCTCGTCAGCAGGCATCCAGGGTTCTTCGACTTCTGGGTCATGCGTCCCCATCGTCCGTGGCCTCATCATGGCGGCGTCTGGCGTCGTTCTGACGTTGTCGTCGTCGGTTGCTGGTGTCAG